CCCACGGGCCGGAAGGTGGCGTCGAGCATCTGCAAGTACAGCGTGGCGCGGCGGCCGCGGTAGTTGCCCACGCTGCCCAGGCTGGCGGCAATGAGCGCCTGGTCGACAATGCTCAGGCGCAGCGCTATCGCGTCGCCCAGCACCTCTTCGCTTTCCTGGATGCTGCCCACGCTGGCCACGGCGCCCCAGCCGAGCCAGGTGTTGCCGCTTTCGGTGAGTGTGACGGGCGCGGTGGTGTAGCGCAGCGTGCCGCTCACGAACGCCAGCTCTACCAGCCAGGCCACGCCGGCCACGGACTGCTGGTGTTGGGTGGTGCCCATGGTGATCATGGCGTCCAGTGCTCCAACAGGTCGAGCGCCAGGCCGTTGACGTAGGGCTGCCCGGCGCCGGGCTCGTAGCCCCAGCGCTGGCTGGTGCCGGCCAGTTTGTAGTAGGTGGCGGGGCGGTCCCAGGTGACGGGGGCGCCGCTGCTGAACGCGTAGCGCAGCGGCGGCTCCACCTGCACGGTGATCACGCCCGAGCCGTTGGCTGTGGCGTTGCCCACCACCATGACGAGCTGCGACGTGCCCACGCCGGTGCCGAGCTGCAGCATGTCGCCGGCCAGCAGGGTTCGCGCTGCCTGCCCGGAGCCGCCGGTGATGACGATGGCGGTGGCGCCGGCCGAGGCGGCGGCGTTGAGCGTGAGCGTACCGCGCAGGGTGCCCACGGGCTGCAGGCGGCCGAAATCCGGCGCCAGCAGGTGGTTCACGCGCCCGCGCAGCAGCATCACCAGGCTTTGCCACTGCCCGGCCTGCTGCGCAGACAGCAGCTCGGGCTGCTGGATCTGCAGCGCCCAGCGCGGCGGGGCGAGAAGGCGGTCTTGCTGGTCGCCGGTGGCCTCGCTGGCGAAACTGAGGTCGTAGCGCCGCTGGCCGAAGCCGGTGCCGACGCCGGGCAGCATGTCAACGGGCCAGGTGATCACGGCCATGTCAGTACCGCCCGGCCGTTCCGAAGGTACTGACAGCCCCCTTGGGGGGCAGCGAACGCAGTGAGCGTGGGGGCATCATGTTCAGGCCAGACCCCGGGCGCGCAGCTGCTGCCACATGCCCTCTTGTGCGGTGCGCACGGCCTGGCCGGCCACCTGGGCCACCTGGGCGGCGTCGGTGCGGGCATCGATGTGCACGTGCGTCACGGGCGCAAACCCGCCGCCCCCGGTGCTCAACATGGCGTTGGGCACCACGGCACCCGGGCGCCCGCCCATCACCAGCACCTCGGGGCCTTGCTCGCCCACCAGGTAGGCGCCGCCGGCACTCACGGCGCCGCCACCGGCACGCCCGGGCAGGCCAAAGCTGTCAAGCAGCGTGCCAAACACGCCGGCCAGGTTGCCGCCCTTGCCGCCGAACAGCAGCGCGATGAGGTCGGCCGCGGCGGCACGCGCCACCATTTGCTGAATCAGCAGCTCCCACTGGCGGCCGATGTCGTCGAAGCGGCCCTGCAGGCCGGCGGTGAGGGCGCCGCCGATGAGGTCCTGCAAGTTTTGCGCGCGCTTCTCGAAGCGCTTTTTCTCCTCCTCTTCCTGGCGCTGGGCAGCCTGCTGCAACGCCAGTTCGCGGGCGCGGTCGGCCTCGGCCTCGGCTTGCTTGCGCGCCTCGCCGAACTCGAACAGCGCTTCGATGCGGCGCTGCTGTTGCTGGCGGTCCAGGTCCACCAGCGCACGGGCGCGGGCCGATTCGTCGGCGATGAGATCGGCGCTGGCGCGGGCATTGGCATCGGTCAGGGACTGCAGGAAGGTGCCCTGCTGCTCGAGGCGGCGGGCCAGCGTGTCTTGCTCGGCCTGCTCGGCGCGGTCCAGCGCGGTCTGGTTGGCATCCTGCCAGCGGCTGATGCGCTCCTGAAACTGCGCCTCGGCGTCGGCGATGGCGTTGCCGGCCTCGCGCCGGCCGGAGCCGCCGGCGGGGCGGTCGGTAAGGATGCTGCTCACGCTGCCGGCATTGGCGCCGCGTGCGGCGGCGGCGTCGGCGGCGGCGTTTTCCTGCTTCACCCGCTCGGCCAGGCCAGCCAGGCGCGTTTCCTCGCGGGCGATGGCCTGCAGCAGCAGGCTCCGCCCTGGGTTGGTGGCCCCGAAAGCGTTGCGCTCGGGCTCGCGCGTCAGACGCTGCTGCAGCACGGCCAGCTGCTTGCGACTGGCCTCGATGGCATCTTGCGCCGTCTCCGGGCGCCCGATGCTCTTGAGCAGATCCCAGAACCGCGACGCGGCCTTGCCCGCGCCGTCCCAGGCGCTTTCCAGGTAGCCCAGTTGCCGCGTCTGCCCGTCCAGCGCGGTGATCAGCGCGGTGTTCACCAGGTTGGCCGCCTCCACCTTGCGGCCCTCGTCGGTGAGCTGGCGGATGCGCCGGGCCTGCGCCTCGTTGAGGAAGTTGTACTGCTCGTTCAGCGCCGAGGCGGCGCGCGCCGGGTCGCGCAGCAGGCCGGTGAACTGCGCGGCGACTTCGCTGGCGTTGCGGCCGCTGAGCTCGGCCACGCGCGCCACGGCAGCAGCGGTGCTTTCGAGCACCTGGCCGCTGACGCGGCCGCTGGCGGCCAGGGTGGTAATGAGTTCGCGCACTTCGCCTACCGTCTGGCCGGTGGTGCCGCTGATGCGTTCGGCCAGGCTGGCCAGGCGGCCTTCGGTGAGGCCGGCAGCGTTGCCGGTGAGGATGAGCGTGTCGCGCAGGGCGGCGCTTTCCTTGGCACCCTGGAAGGCGGCCACGCCCAGGGCGCCGGCCACGCCGGCAAATCCGCCCAGGGCCAGACGCGCCGGCGTGATGATGCTGGTGATGCCGCGCAGCGCGCCGCCGATGCTGCCGAAGGCGTCGCGGATTTGCCCGCCCTGCTGCAGCAGGATCAGGCCGATGTTCTGGCCGCCGGCAATCTGCGTGGCGATGTCGGTGAACTGCGCGGGCAACTGCCGGATGGCGTTGCGCGTTTGCCCGGCGCTGACCTGCGCGCTCTGGCCGATGGCGCCGATGGCGCGGCTGGCCTGCGCAGCGCTGCCGGGGATGCTGGATGTGTCCAGCTTGATGCGGGTGACGACTTCCTGCGTCATGGCGCGGCCCGGGTCACTTCTTGCCCGCCTGGTCCACGAACCAGGCCAGCGCGGCCTGCTCCATGACCTGCAGGTGCAGCATGTCGTCGGCCAGGCAGCGCAGGCGCAGCAGGCGCGCGGTCTGGTACACGGCCGGGTAGTCCAGGCCCACGGGGAAACGCGGCCCCATGCGCCACTGCGTGAGGCAGGCGTCGAAAAGCTTCACCGCGGCCATGTGCTCGGGCCACACGGGCACGTCGCGCGCCTGGCTGAGCACGGCGCCGGGCAGGCCCAGCTGCTGCGCGGCTGCACGGTCGGCGGCGCTGCCCTGCCCGCGCTGCAGCAGCGCACGGGCGGCCGCCTTCAGTTTCCCGCTTTGGCCTCACGGTATGCCGCCATGTAGCCGTGATAGATCTCGTCGCCCGCCGCAGGGTAGGCGTCGAGCAGGGCGGCCAGCGCGTCGGCGCTGTAGGGCACGGGCTCGCCGTGCTCGTCCACGGGGCCGACCTTCCAGCCGCGCACGACGTCGCCCAGGAAGTCGGCGTCGCTGCGGTCGGCGCTGTTCTTCACCCACGCTTGCAACTCGCGCTTGCTCTTGTGCGCAAACACGAGCGTCATCACGGCCGGGGCGCGTTCGCCCGGCACGGTGAGCTTGACGGACGCGGCAAACGTGGCCGCCGGCACCAGCCGCAGTGCTGTCATGATCAGCGCCGCGATCAGCTGGTGTAGGTGTTGGCCCGCGCGCTCATGTTGACGGTGAGGTCACCGCCCAGCACGCCGTCTCGCGGGGTGGCGAAATCCGGCATGCCCCAATAGCCGTTGCCGTAGGTGACGTAGCCATTGGGGTAGCTCAGGCGCACGCCGCGCGGGCTCTTGGCGTCGCGCGCAGACTTCACCACGGCCTGCCACGCGGCGGTGGGGTCGTCGTAGTAGGGCATGGTCAGCCGCGTGGCGGTGCGCGTGGTGGGTAGCTCGATCTCCTCAAGCTGGCTCAGCAGCCGGATCTGGCGAAACTGCTGCTCGCCGCCGCTGCTGCTGATGTCGGCGTCGATCTGCCCCAGGCTCTGCCAGGTGCTCACCTTGCGCACGCTGCCCGCGCCGCTGCCGGCCGGGAACTGCGTGGTGCTGCTGGTGTTGATGAGTTCGAGCGTGACGTCGTTGGTGGCCACGGTCTTGACGCGGGCCAGCTGGCCGCTGAGCGCGGGCCAGCCGCTGGTGATTTCAATGATGTCGTTGACCACGACGCCGTGGCTGGCTTCCAGCGTGGCCACGGCCTCGCTGGCGTTGGTGATGGCGCTCATGGTCTTGACGGCACCGTAGGCGCTGGCGATGGCCACGCTGGTGCCGGCGGAAATGGTGAAGCTCATGGGGTGCTCCTGTGCGGTGTGCGAAAGTCGTCAGGTGGCGGCGGCCAGCGCCGTGCCGGTGAAGTGGTCCACGCGCAGCAGCAGCCGCGCCTCCACGAGGGTCTGGTCCGCTTCGTCCACGGACCACTCGATGTCGGGTTCCAGCGTCCAGCGCGCAATGCCGGCCGGCGGCGTGGCCGCGGCCAGGCGGGCGAACGTGGCGGTGAGCAGCGCGTCGACCGCGTCGGTGCCGCCCTGCCCGGCCGAGGCCCGCGCGCGCAGGCGCAACACCACGGCGGTGGCCCAGCGGTTGTAGGCGCCGTCGAGCGTGCGGCCCTGACCGCGGCTGTTGGCCAGGGACACGTCTACCTGCTCGGCGCGGGTGGTGGGCACGGGCAGGTCGCGCCCGCGCAGCACATGGCCACCGGCGAGCGCCGGGCTGGCGGTGAGCGCGGTGACCACGGCGGCCTCGATGTCGGTGAAGACGCTCACGCGGCCCTCTGCAACAGCAGGGTGGACCAGCCGGTGCCGTCAGGCTGGTGCTCGGCCACGGTGTAGGTGAGGCCGCCCACCACCAGGGCAGCGCCGGCGTAGTCGGCCGGCACGTCAGCCGTCGGCAGCTGCACGGCCGGCTGCAGCGCGCTCATGCCGCCCAGCACGGCGCCGGCCGCCTCGAAGATCACGCGCACGCTGGCGCCGGCCAGGGTGGCAGGCACGCCCAGCGCGTCCAGGTACGCGGTGAAGTCCTCGACGAGCGGCACGGCGCTGGCCCTGGCTTCAGGCTTCGGCCTTGGCCGCCTTGGCCGCCTTGCCCTGGGCCGCCTGCCAGGCGGCCTTGTCCTCGGCCTTGGCCAGGCGGGCGCGGCCGTTGCCGGCTAGTTCCTTCGCCAGGTCGGCCGCGACGGCCTCGAGGACCTGGCCCTTGACGATGTGCTCGCCGTCGTGCTTGAACGGGTCCACGCACACGATGTCGACGGGCTTGCCTTGTTGATCCATGGGGATGCTCCGGTGGGTTCAGGGGTGGGGTGGGCGGCGCTCAGGTGGTGAGCAGGTCGTCCACGCTGGCGAAGGCGCCGGGCTGGCGGCACAGCCAGTCGAAGAACTGGTTGAGCGTGATGCGAACCTGGCCGGTGGTGGCCAGGGTGTACGGGTCCACCGTGACGTCCAGGCCGCCGAACAGGCCGAGCACGAACATGCTCCAGTCCGAACTGAAGACCATGCTGGAGCAGATGCCCGAGCTGGTGCCCTTGGTGAGGTTGCTGGGCACGTTGTTGGTGACCAGCGCGCGGTGGCCGTTCATCATGTCGCCCTGGTCCCAGATGAAGGGCAGGTTGGTGGCCTTCTGCACCGTCTTGGCCTTGCCGCGCACCTTGGTGTTGGTGAGGTAGCCGCTGCGCTGGGTGTTGACGGCGTTGGCGTTGGCTGCGGCGCTCTCCAGGCCAACCACGTGCGTCCAGGCCAGGTCCAGGCCGTTGGTGCCGGCCACCACGCTGCCGATGCCCGACACGTTGCGGATGCCGCGCGCGTTGGGGCTGCTGCCGCTGCCGTTGATGCCCTGGTCCTCGATGAGTACGGCGGCGCCGTCCACCAGATC